CCCAGACAAGATCCATAGTACCGCCGCCAACATTACTAGCTAAAATATCTCTAAGCTTATTGATAGCAGCTTTATTTGGAAGGATTTTATGATCTAAATCACCAAGTGTCCATAGTCTGATATTGGAGATTGCACCATCTAATGCAGACAGGTCGGCAAGACGCATTTTCTCAAGCATTATAATATCATCGAGAATTGCGTATATAAGCGGGTTGGCCCAGTTGTTCCAGTCGTCTTTTTTATAGAAGAAAACCGCAAGCCTTTTTGGATCTAGAGGTATCTTTCGTTCGCCTTTCTTTACTCTGCTTTGTATGTCAGGAGGTAAAGAGTTTATTATTTTTTGAGGTACTTCTCCGTCTTTAAAGTTGTCTAGAAATGTATTTACTGTTATTTCTAGATCTCTCCTACCCAAAAAGAGATTAATATTGCCATTAGAAGTGTCAATCGTTAGGGGGTTAAAGAACGTATACCTCCAAGGTATTTGATTTTTATCGAACTCTGGAAGCTCAACTGTTATCTCTGACCCCATAGACTTTATGTATTTTACTATCTCTGGAGTAATATTAGCAAAACTTCTATAGCAAATAACCTGACCGGTTCTGTATAAAGTATTAAGAAATCTTTCTGATCTTTCTTTTCCCCCTATCTTTTTAAACCACTGCTGATAAAACTTCTCTACACTTTTATTCTCATGGACTATGTTTATACCTTGACAACCAAAATCTCCCATCAAGTCTATGACATTTCTAATGATTCCAACCTTGTCATATGCATCCATGCACATCTTGATGACTCTTTTTTGTTTACCGGCTGGTCTTTCTTCCGGCCTAAAAGAGTAATAATCACGAAGTGTATACCCTGGTCGAACACTTCTGTTCGGTTCTATATCTTTAAAGTCTCTATAGTGATTACCCTTTGAAACGCCAGTATAAGCATCTCCAGCTTCTGCAAATTGCTCAAAAGCTAAAGCTTTACTGTGTGCGTCAGACTCGTTCCAAGTAATTAAAGATTTTTCTTTGTTCATGATAGCCTTGAGTAATTGAATTCCTATTTGAATGGTTTACGAATGTTGTTATATTATACACATTTTAGTAAGCATCTTGAATATTATCAGTAAACCAAGCCGGTGCGTTATATAGCTTCCCAGAATCCTTCTTTGTTTTCTTTTTATGAGTTGTCGCAAACCCACCATAAAATTCATATAACTCTTGCTCTGGCGTTCTGGATATTATTCTAGCCGCCATATTAGCCATCAGTAAAGATGAGTACCTGTCTTTTCTCATCTTGGATTTTTTACCCGCCGCCACAATAACCTCTGGCGTATCCCATTTGTCCTTACCGGAAGCGGTTTGTGTCATCTGTATCATAGCTAATTCATCTTTTAGTTCTTCTATGTCAAGCACACATTCCTCAAGAGTGTCGTACATTCTATTTTTAATGCCGTCTTCTATTGTTGACACACCTAAAGTAATAGGGTCGAAAGCTGGGAACAGTAAAACTTTATCCTCAAAGTCTTTTCTCAGCCCATGATTAGCCTCTGCCAGCCATTCATGTTTAGCAAACTGACACATTTCTAATATATGTAAACCACGATTATCATCTGTATCTTTCGGTTTATCTTCATTTATTACTTCCCATATAGGTAATTCTCCTTCTTTGATTTTATCGTTGTCATGTAAAGACTCCATGACAGCTATACCGCCACCCTGAGCATCCATAGCTATATGGACACATGGAAACAATTTCATTAAATCTCTAATTTTTCTAGCACAATAAGAGTAGAAGTCAGTTTCAGTTGAATAACCTTTCTTAACTTTTTCTTTGTGTTGTGATCTAGTGGTAGTCCAGCAATAAACAATCTTCCTATGATCTTCACAAATCTCTAAAACAATTATACTAAAATTATCTACCTCAGAGGCAGGGTCAACACCAAATACATATCTCTTGTTTAAATCGCCCGAAAGTTTGGCCTCAAACATTATTTCGTTATTTTTAGCATCTCTAATTGGCTCTTTTTCGTTAACGACGCAAGACTCGATTAATGATCGTTTAAAAAATCCCTCTGAGTCTCTAGTAAATACTGCACCAAACTCCATTTGGTAAATACCAGTATGAACAGTAGCTTTAGATCTTGCAACCTGCGCCGCATCCATAAATCCTTCTGGAAGCAATTCGTAAGGTATTCTTATAACAGAGTACTCATCTGCCCTAAAGTTTTTTGGCACTTCTTCTCCACCAAACAAGTCTCTTAATTTTTCAGGATCTCCTTTGCTTTTGATTATTTTTTTCCATCTTTTCCAGTAGTCTGCAAAATGATTAAAGTCATAGTAAGCTGTACCGCTTAGGATAATTTGGTTGTCTTTTTCTTGTATGGCAGAATCTTCATCGACGGTAATATCAACCCCTAGTTCTTTTGCCTTTTTTTCTGCGGCCAATCTTTTGACATTTTCAATTGGGTCTGAACTTACGGCAGCAAAACCTGCAACAACCGTTTCAAAGATATCGCGAGGTATGGAAGCAAATTCATCGCTAATAATATCATTAGCTCTTTGACCTCTAATTTTTTGCCCGTCACCAAGAGGTAAGCAAGTAACCCTTGAATCATTAATACGCATAACGCAACGGTCAACATCTCTACGGGGTCCACTATTCCCATCGCATATATCCCTTAAAATTGGCGCATTGTTCCATATGGTTTCCATGTATTCAAAAAGAACTTTAGATTGACGAAAAGCAGCACCAACAACTACTACTTTTCTCTTAGGTAATAAAACGGCCCTTAGCATAGCATAAAGAGACAACATAAAGGATTTACCAAATCCACGACTAGCTATAAGCATTGGAAATTTACGGTTCCAAAGTTCGTATAAGATTAAAGCCTGAGAAGGTAATAGATTGATGTTAAATATTTCTTTTACAAGAAAAGAGAAGTACTCTGGCTTAGTCATTAGCCAGGAAAGCTTTAGGTGAAAATCATCCTCTGATGACTTGAGTATACTGGTCGGGTTAAATATTTCATCTTCATTAACATCTATTTTTAACCAAGCTTCATCTATTTTTTTTAGTTTATTCACTTATGTATCCCATCTATAAATCCGTAGTTAATAGCTTCTTCCGCCGTCATGTACCAGTCACCATCTTTCATCTTCCTTTTGATGTAAGATTTTGTCTTTGATAAGTTATATTTTCTTTCTTTGAAATAAAGTCCGTGCTTATAGCACTTTTCTGCATAAATAGAAACCATAGTTTCTGCGTTATTTTTATTTATTAGAGCATAGTTTTGAGCGCTAAGATAATCACCAGTTAAATCAATAGACCCATAGTGACACATGAATATAGCATTGGGAGTAAGGAGTCTTTTGCTTGATGCCTGTAGTATTAGGCTACCCATAGAACATATTTGCGAATAACCAATCACGGTAGTTTTACATTTACAATTTTTTATAGCGTCATAAATACCCATTCCTGCATACCAGCAACCACCAACTGTTTGTAAGAATATTGTTATAGGCTCTTTGTTCTGGTTTTTTAAGAAGTTTATGTTTTTTACGAAATTCTGTATCATCCTGTGGTCAACACCAGCAGACTCTCCAGAATCATCAAACTCATTTATATAGATTTCCCTATTCTTAACATCAATTCCATAATTGTGAATTTCACTTATAGTATCTCTATTAATAGTCATGTTTTTCGCCCTATGGTGTATTTCTCATTTATTCTTTTAAGTAAGCTGCTTATTAGATCAAAAGCTCCCCTTTCGCTGCCCGCAAAAATTACGTGAACATCATTAAAAACCGCAAACTCCATTAAACATCTCAGTATGTATTTTCCAGTTATCTTTACCTTACTTTTAAGTTCTTTTGGTATTTTTGCTCCTTCTGGAAACTTCATGATATCTTCCATAGAGAACTCACAAACAATGTATTTGTGTTCATAGTCTCTCATTCTTTCTATCTCATTATAAAAAGCGTACTTGCCTTTTCCTAAATTGATAGCTATTTCAGATACGCTTGACTTTCTTTCTATGCAAACTTTGTCTTCCATTCCCAAGATTGAGTAGTCTCCTGTGTCTAGCTTTTTCTGTATTGTGCCATTACAGGTGTTGAATTTTTTAAAGAAATACCCCTGTTGCTCTCTTGTGTCTCTAACAACTGTGTATCCGGGTGCTGTCTTATATTTAGCCATTTAGTGTTTTTTCCTTCTATTTATATCTTCAAAGACACCGATATAGAGATGTTCGTGTCCAGTAACCTTTTTATGGCATGAATAACATAATGTAATACCATTAAATACATCATACCTAAGAGTACTAGCAGTAGACCACTTGTGAATATGATGGGCGTTTAAGCCTTTTTTGTTTTTGCAGGAGGGCATTTGACATCTAAACTTATCTCTTTTAAATACAGCCAATCTCCAATCGGCATACACCTTGTCTTCATAGTTTCTTTTCATTTGCAAGCTCTATTTTTATTACTCTTATATCGTGGAATAAATCTTTTACAAACTCTAGTGTTTCGATTGAATGATCTTTTCTTGTTATTTTTTGGGCAAAGTTATAAATAGTTTTATAGCAAGCTCCATCTGGATCAGACGCTTCTACAAAAATTATTGGATTTGATGAATTATATTCTTCTAGATCATATTTTTTAAGCCTAGCTATTACTTCCGATAAGCATATATGAACTTTGTATATCTTCATTTTAGATCATGATTTACCATTATTTTTACTAAATCTTCAAAGCTGTGTTTTGGTTTCCAGCCCAATTTTTTCTCTGCTTTGCTTGCATCGCCACGTAAGTAATCTACCTCTGCTGGACGATAAAACTCTGGGTCTTGTACTACATAATCAGACCAATTATTTATACCAATATGAGAAAAGGCTATATCTAAGAAATATCTAATACTGTGTGTTTTGCCAGTACATATAACATAATCATCTGGCTCGTCTTGTTGTAGCATCATCCACATCGCTTCACAGTAATCTCCTGCATAC